AATATGCTTTAGAAGATGGCAAAATGCTTAAAGTAGAAGAAGAAGGACTTATTTCTGAAATTATGGATGCTAAAGCAGAAGTAGAAGAAGAAGTAGTAGAAGAAGAAATGCAAGAAGAAACTAAAGAAGAAGTTCAATTTGTAAGTGCAGATGAATTTAAGTCAACTATTGAAGAACTTAAAACAATGATTGAAGAGTTAAAATCTAAAGAAGAAATGTCTGAAGAAACTCAAGAAGAAATTAAAGAAGAAACTACTGAACTATCAAAAGAAGAAAAGATAGAAGAAGTTACTGAATTGACTGCTGAAACTAAAGAAGAAAAAGCAGAGCCAATTAAACACAATCCTGAAACAACTCAGAAAACTAACAAAGTGTTATTTGGTCAAAAAAGAACTGAAACTATAAGAGATAGAGTTTTTAGTAAAATAGCTAATAATTAATTAAATAAAAAAAAATGGCAACAACAACATCAATAACTACAACGTATGCTGGTCAGTTTGCAGGTAAATACATAGCTGCTGCATTGTTGAGTGGTTCTACTATTGAGAATGGTGGAATTGAAGTAAAACCTAATGTAAAGTACAAAGAGGTAATTAAAAAAGGAGCAACTGATGCTAATATCATTAAAGATGCAACTTGTGATTTTACTCCAACAGGAACTTTAACATTAACAGAAAGAATATTACAACCTGAAGAATTCCAAGTTAATCTTGAACTTTGTAAAAAAGATTTTAGAAGTGACTGGGAAGCGGTTCAAATGGGTTATTCTGCTTATGATAACTTACCACCTGCTTTTTCTGATTTTATTATTGCTCATGTAGCAGGACTAGTAGCAGAAAAGACAGAGCAAAACATTTGGAGTGGAACTAATGCTACTGCAGGAGAGTTTGATGGTTTTGTTACACTTGCTACTGCTGATGCAGATGTAGTAGATGTAGTTGGAACTACTGTAAATGCAGCTAATGTTGTTACAGAACTTGGAAAAATTGTAGATGCTATCCCTTCTGCTTTATATGCTAAAGAAGATATGCACATTTACATTTCACAGAATATTGCTCGAGCATATGTTAGAGCATTAGGTGGTTTTGCTGCTACTAATTCAGGTGTTAATGCACAATCTCACATGTGGTATGGTGATGGAGCACTTTCTTTTGATGGTGTTAAATTGTTTGTAGCTAATGGACTTGCAGATAATACAGCAATGGCTGCACAAAAATCTAATTTATACTTCGGTACTGGTTTATTATCAGACTTAAATGAGGTTAAGATTTTAGACATGGGTGATTTAGATGGTTCTCAAAATTGTAGAGTAATCATGAGATATACTTCAGGAGTACAATATGGTATTGGTTCTGATATAGTTCTTTACTCATAAGATTAATAACTTTAGGGAGTGTAAAAACTCCCTTTTAATACTTAAAAAAAATGGCTTGCGATTTAACAAAAGGACGGAAAGTACCATGTAAAGATGTGGTAGGCGGAATAACTAAAGTTTACTTTATAGATTTTGGAGATTTAGGAACTGTTACTCAAACAGATGATGAAATTACAGATTTAACTGGATTGTTTGATGCTTTTGAATATGATGTTAAGGGAGCTAGTTCATTAGAACAGACTATTACCTCTTCTAGAGAAAATGGTACTACATTCTTTGAACAAGCACTTACATTATCATTATCTAAACTAAGTAAAGAAGATAACAAAGAAATAAAATTAATGGCTTTCGGCAGACCTCATATTTGTGTTGTTGATTATAATGGCAATGCAATGCTAGTAGGTTTAGAGCATGGAGCAGATGTAACAGGGGGAACTATAGCAACAGGCGCTGCTATGGGTGATATGAGTGGTTATACTCTTAACTTTACAGGACAAGAGTTAAAACCTGCTAATTTTATTGCAGGAGCAACTGCTGCAGACCCATTTGCAGGAATGAGTTCTGCAACTGTTACAATAGTACAAGGCACTAATTCATAGTTTGTGTGATATAATATATAATGTTTAGTTTTAAGGGAAGGTTACAAAAAAAGTTTCCTTCCCTTTTTTTTTTAAAAAAGATGCAGGTATTATCAACATTAGGAAATAAAACAATTAACTTTACAAGTAGAGAGCAAATAGACAATGCTAAAACCTATTCAGTAGTGATTAAATCAGAAGAGCAAAATAAAGTCATTTTTACTGACTCTAATGCAACTTTAACTGAAGTTGACTATTATTACACTTATACAACTGCACAAGTGCTTAAAGAGTCTAATTTTTACACTTATGAAGTTAGAAATACTACAGATGGTGTTTTATTATATAGAGATAAGATTTTTGCTACAGACCAAACAATTAGCACTTTTAATATTAGTAACAATGTCTATATTGAGCAATCAACAGGGGATAATGAATATATATTTGCATAATGGATAATTTACATTTAATACAACTTTCAGGTTATGATAGACCAACAATAACTGAAGATAAAAATACAGATTATGTTTCTATTGGAGATGACAATGATTATTACCAATGTCTAATAGATGCTTATATGGACTCAACTACTAATAATGCAGTTATTAATGGTATAGTTAATCAAATATATGGTAAAGGTTTAGATGCTACAGATAGTAATAGAAAACCTGAGCAATATGCTCAAATGAAAAGTTTATTAAAACCTAAAGATTTAAGAAGAGTTTGTCAAGATTTAAAGTTATTAGGTGAGGGTGCTTTTCAAGTTACTTATAAAGGCAATCAAATTGCTAGTATTACACACTTTCCTAGAGAAACTTTAAGAGCAGAGAAATGTGGTGAAGATGGTGAAATTAAAAACTACTTATATGCTGCAGATTGGTCTAAAGTAACTAAGCAAACAGTATTAAAAAAGTTTCCTGTTTTTGGTAGTGGTGCAAAGAATGAGATTTTTATAGTTAGAAGATATGTTTCAGGTTTCCATTACTATAGTCCTGCAGATTATCAGACAAGCTATGCAGTCTTAGAAAAAGAGATAGCAGACTACTTAATCAACGATTGTGTTTCAGGTTTTTCAGGCACAAAAATTGTGAATTTTAATAATGGTGTGCCAGATAGACAAAAGCAAGAAGATATTAAATCTCAAGTTCTTTCTAAGCTAACAGGTAGCTATGGTGAGAAAGTAATAATAGCTTTTAATTCAGATGCAGAAAGTAAAACTACAGTAGATGACATTCCTTTGAATAATGCTCCAGAACATTATAGCTTTTTAAGTGAAGAATGCAAGAAGATGTTAATGTTAACACACAGAGTGACAAGTCCATTATTGCTCGGCTTATCTTCTGCAAATGGTTTCTCTAGTAATGCAGATGAAATTCAAAATAGTAGTTTATTATTTAATAATGTAGTTATAAAACCTTATCAAGAATTAATTACCGATGCATTGGATGAAATGTTTGCAGTCAATAACATTAGTTTAAATCTTTATTTTAAGACTATAGAACCTCTTGAGTTTATGGATATTGATAATACATTAGATGATGAAGTAATTGAAGAAGAAACTGGTATAAAGCAAGAAGATGAGAATGGTGAAATAATTGTTAGTGATGATATGGTTAGTAAAGACATTGAAAAAGTAGATGCATCATATAATGGAGCACAAATTTCAAGTGCTATTGATATTATAGCTAAAGTTCAAGAAGGAATATTAAGTGAAGCACAAGCAATAGTATTTTTAATACAATTTTTGCAATTACCTGAAAATGTAGCTAAAGGTTTTTTCTCTTCATCAGTTGACCAGTTATTTCATCAAATGGAAGAAAACAAAAAAGCTAATAAATTATGCTTTAACAACATAGATGACAAAGAATTAAACACTATTGCAGAAGAACTTATAGCATTAGGTGAAGATGAAGATTTAGAAAACTATGAAATAGTAGATGAAAGAGAAGTTGACTATGATACAGAAGAAAGTTTAGATAAAATGCTTAATCTAGCAAGTACAGGAGTGGCAAGACCTAAAGCTAAAAGTGAGCAAGATGGTACTTCAAAGCAAGAAAGTCAAAAAGATGTGCTATTTAAAGTTAGATATAGCTATGCACCTAACAAAGCAAGTGGTAATTCTAGAGAGTTTTGCAAGAAAATGACAAGTGCAAATAAAATCTATAGAAAAGAAGATATTATCATGATGGGAGATAAACAAGTTAATAAAGGTTTTCAAGAAGGTGGTAAAAAAAATCCTAGTGGAACTTATTCAATTTGGTTGTATAAAGGTGGTGCTAGATGCCATCATAAATGGTTTAGAAAGACTTATATGCTTAAAGATGGAGTGCAAAGTGAGATAACAACA